GCCGACTCAGTTTAGCTTTGATAAAGGAGTAGCTTACTCCTCTTGTTGCACTTACATCGACTGGTCAATCCATGTCTGCCTTTTCTGGGCGGATACTAAGTCCGTCACTGGAATGGCTTCGACTGAACGACCCTCCGAAATCCAAGCGCCAAAGTCCACGCCATTGCGTGGCACAAAGGCCAATTCCATAACTTTAAACGGAATTGGGTGTATATCCACCTGTGCATCGAAATATTTCTCGATCAATCGTTGCACAGACTGAGGGACGCCATATACTTTCTCATATAATGCGCGACTCCTTTCATCAACACCTATTGGAACTGCCTCATTTCGTGCGACACATTGGGCAATATGTTGTTCCCACCAATCTGGTGCACCATCAGTGCCCCCAAATTTTGTGCCCGCACCTTCTGTAGCGCGAATTATCCATTTGCAAAAAGCTTCCATCATGGGACATCCTGCGTTGGTGATCAACCCACACAACGCCTTTCCCCTTAGCAGCGCTGGCCACTGACGTTTATTAAACCTCATATTCGAAGTAGTCCATGCAAACTTTGTGATTTGCTTTACAGCATCACACAAGTTTGCCTTCACTTCAGGGTGAAAAACATTTCCACAAAAACTTGTCTCAGAAATATCACCTCGCAACTCCATCTTTATGCGAAATCCTAGTTTATTAAAAACGCCAGGCCCTGGCTGCAGACCTTTCACTGCAAATATTCCATCATCACCTTCTACACGACCCTCACATGTGCCTCCTAGCCCCTTCACGGCGAAGAGCATCAACATGAGGTTTGTGAATCCGTTTCCTAGTGACGTACACATGTCACCAGACATCCTGGTTCCTTCTACACCAGCGACAATCCTACGGGCCCCCCTCTTACCTCCAAAAACGCATGTGTTTCTCCCAGACAAAGCCAGGAATAAGTGCGTCATAAGATTGTGGTAATCAGGGAGTTGTTTTGCCATGTAGCGATACAATTGTATCTCACACACTCGCATGAATGCAGGCGCTATATGCGCCTCAAATGCAGTGTGGTCTGTCTCGACATAGACAGCACCAGGCGTTGCTAACGCCAAGATGTTGTCCGGTCTATCCTTGACAGGCACATGTTTCACAAATTCGGGTAATTTATACAGCTCTTCTTCAACCTTCTTGAAGAATGGGCCGCTGAAGCATTTGAACACATCACTCCTACTGTTGATGATTCGTGCTTCCTTAATGGACGGATAAAATTCACGCTTGACGAATGAATTACATTGATAGTGCCTCCTACTAACAATGCCTCCACATTCATCCCAAGCTCGCACTAACTCTCGTTTGCGTGCCTCAGAATAATGCTCATTCGCCAACCACGCCCCAACCCTAAGGTCCGTATCACATGGCAGCGGTGCTAAGTGCAACTTGAGCCATCGTCTGACAAAGTTTCGGAAATGCCGTAGCAATCCAGACTCAATCTCAGGTGCTCTAACACCAAATCTTTTAGTGATACCACCAACTATATTTTCTACCGAAATAGGGTTCGGAGCCGGGACCACGCACCCATCAACATGCGTGCCCAACGATACAGCCAATATATCGTGCTTAAGATGCCCAGGCCTAACGCGGACCGTGAGGTCACGTTTAGCCAAAGCAGGCAAGACACCGAGGCTGTAATAATTGTTAGTACGCATATAACCCCTATAAACAAATTTAAGGAGCTGGCTCTGGATGGGTCGGGTTGAAAATCCTCATCTTTCATGTACATTTCATATATTGTTGAATAAATGAGGTCGCTTGTGAACTGTCGTGTATGTTCACGAAGCTGTAAAAGGGAATTATAAGGTATATTAATTGACACAGCATAGACGTCCCAACGAGCGTCAAATTTAGCTGCATCAAAATGGAGTCCTTCCACCGCTATATACTCGGCAACCACAGTTTCTGCAATCTGGAGTGTCGTCGAATTTTGACGGTGGAAAGAATACCACTTAGAGGTGTCCACATCCCATGTGGTAATCTGTGGGTAGTCTCGGTTCTTGTTCCTACCCAAAGCACCTACTCGGCGCAAGTCGTCCACTTGTCCTTTTGACGGCTTCACGTCCATTTCCCCTTTTCGTGTGTATGTTCGCTGGTGCTGAGTCCAATAGCTGCAAATGTCACCTGGTTTAGTAGGTGCTAAAATGCCAAGCTTATCGAAGAGATCAACTAACTTGCCCTGACGTTTACACACAAACTCTGTCAGCGGCTTATTGAATCTCGTCAAATGGACCTTTGGGTCTTGAGGTTTCAAAGCACCATCCTTGATGGCCCCCACGCATGCCGTGAGTGACTTGACCATCGCATCCAATTCAACCTGCTTTGCCTCCAGATCACGTGACTTAGCACGTGTAACATCTGTGGCAGCTTGTTGCTGGGCTTTTTGGTCCAAAAGAGCTTCTTGGATTTTTGTGGTTTTGCCAGTAGCTTTATTTCTGGCCTTAACTTGCTCTCGGACTTTAGTTTTCCTCCCAGAGGGACTTTTCGCGCCGTTTGATACAGCTGGCGCAGAAGCAGTGGGAGTCGCTGGAAAATTCATCTTAACATATCCGTCCTGGCGGATCAACTTTGGCTTTCCCAGCCCAACAGGAATGAGTGATGAGGTGGGTTTAGGCACCTCCATGGCAGGCTTCACCTGACCACATGTGTAACTTAATGTGGATTTTAAACATGCAGAATCTACTAGAATATCTGCCAACTTTGGGGCGTTTGGCAGGGAACTACAAGGTAGACCATTCGAAGATGGCAAATTACTTGGCAAACGTGCGCTCATCACGCACGACCCAAAATTGGAATCCAATGGAGAGAGTTGGTTGATACCGTTTACAGGAAGCACCTGAGTGGACTTTCGGTCACACTCGTCATGCAATATCCCTCCGGGCTTCAACACAACTCGCACTGGCTCCCAATGAGTTGGTCCGTTCATCCGCCCACACCCGCCTTTGGCACGGGTATGTGATTCGGTCTTCGACTCCCAC